TGTGGATGTCGGCAAGTTTTCTTACCCTGAACTTTGAGTTCTGGCTCAGGTTGTTCCCGTGCATGACATAGACCGGGTACTTCCTCCCCGAAAACTCCCACACGTCCAAGATCGCCGGAAGAGCCTTATCCGCGTACCCATCATCGAGCACGAACACGATAGCCTTTTTCTCACCCATCTCTTCCTCCTCTGTCTATTCTACAATAACCGCGGCTGAAAAAATGAACCTAAGCCACTCCAATTAGGATTTCATCATGTACGAGTACCATGTAAAGCGCGTAACCAAGGTCGTGGACGGTGACACCATCGACGTCGACATCGATCTAGGGTTTGATATCACTTTCTCGTCTCGAGTCCGCCTGGCAGGGATAGATACGCCCGAGTCACGGACGACAGATAAGGCAGAGAAGGTTCTGGGCCTCGAGTGCAAGGATTACCTCAAGAAGGCCATCGACTCGGCGAAGTCGATCGTCATCAAGACCGAGAAGATCGACAGCTCTGAGAAGTACGGCAGAATCCTTGGCTGGCTGTATCTCGACGGAGCGGACAAGTCTGTGAACGAGGCTCTTATCGCCGGCGGATACGCCTGGGAGTACATGGGCGACACCAAGGTGAAGGATTTTGACCTTCTTCGCCAGCGCAGAGCGGGAAAACCAGCCAACTGACGTTGCGATCTATCCACCCTACAAAGTGCCTGGGTGTGGCCATTGATGTGATACGGTATTTCATACATCCTTAACCTTAAGGTTGTATACTTTAAATTGTACAAAAGACCGCCTCTAGGAGCGCAAAGACCGTGGATACAGGGCCAAAAAGGAAGGTAGCTTTATTATACGCCCGAGTTTCAACGTCGATGCAGGTAAACGACGAAACGACGCTTGAATGAACAACTTTTGCTGCATAAAGCGTATGATAGAGCCATGGAACCATACAAAACTATGACAGATGTTACTACAGACCCTTGGCCTGAAGGTCTTTACCCACTGTCAATATTAGCAAGAGATGAACAAGGCGAGTACATGACTGAATCGACTGTGACGATCTCTCCACTACCTTCTCAAGGGCTATACTACGAAGACCGAAGCCCTATCAACTCAGATGGAATAACACTTCCTAAAAGATCTTCTCAAGTAAACTTTCTAGTGCCACCCGGAGACTACAATGTTACATTTAAGAAGAGAGATAAGACCAAGACTATACCAGTAACTGTAAAAGATCCAATATCGATGACTACGTCTCAAAAGTGGAAAGACGATAAAGACTTGTACTTTAGAGATCACCGCTGGGACCGATACATTATAGAAGAAAACTCATACGGAGAGGTCAAGATCACCGACAAAGACACTGTCATCGACATAGGCGGGCACATTGGAGTATTTACAAGAATATCTCTTGCAGCTGGTGCAAACGTGACTGTCTATGAGCCGGACATTGATAACTATAGGCTGTTGCAGTTAAACGTGAAAGAATACGGTGACAATGTTCAATGTGTCCGTGCCGCCGTCGTGGCTGACAATTCAGACTTTGCAGCCGCTGGGCACGCTGCATTGTGGCTTGACGCAGACGGCGCCGGCGACTCGTCACGTTCTGCGCTTCACTCGCTGTACCGCAAGCGTGGAGCGCGTCTACCTGTCAATGTCCCTGTGGTAACGTGGTCAAAAGTCTTAAGATCCCGCGAACCAACCATTATCAAGGTTGACGTTGAAGGCGCCGAGCTTACGTATGACTGGTCGATTATCGAGTCATGCAATAAACTGCGATACGTTGCTCTTGAAATTGAAAATAAGAGAGATCAAAAAGAAAATAAGCAAATGATTATTGACACTCTTTCCTCTCTTGGGTTCTCCTTAATTAAAGAAACTAACGGATGGTCAACAGTTCATATATGGCAGAGATAGCCCGTGCCAACTAAGAAAAATAGAAAAGAAATAGCTCTGCTCTACGCCCGAGTTTCAACGTCGATGCAGGTAAACGACGGAATGTCCCTCGATGCGCAGGAGCGCGACTTAAAAAGGGCCGCCGCGTTGTCTGGATACGACGACGTAGAGCTTCTTCGTGAAGAAGGCCGGTCTGGCAAGAGCATCAAAGGTCGTCCGGTTCTTCGCGAGGCTCTCGATCGTCTCGACCGTGGAGACGCCGAAGCGCTGTTCGTCACCAGAATCGACCGTCTCGCTAGATCAACCCAGGACTTCCTCTCGATCATCGACAGAGCCGGGGCCAACGGATGGAGAATCGTGATGCTCGATCTCAACCTCGACACCTCCTCGTATCAAGGCAGATTCGTCGTCACGATCATGTCAGCCCTCGCCGAGATGGAACGTGCCATCATCGCCGAACGGCAGAAGGACGTTCATCGAGATCGCAGAGAAAAAGGTCTCAAGTGGGGAGTAGACCTAGGGCCTAAGCAGAATCTTCCCACAGACGTCGTGAGCCAGATCTTTGAATGGCGCGATGCTGGAATGTCCTACGGGAAGATTGCCGATAAACTCAACAAGACAGAGACGCAGACGGCGCAAGGTAAGAAGTGGTACGCGTCCACGATCAAGTACGTGGTAACTAACTACAAAAAGGAGGGACCGGGAGAGCAATCTACATAGCCGTGCGTCATGCTCAATCCCGGTCCCTGTGGCCTCGCTCTCTCCCAAAAGCGTTGCCAGGCTTAGTTCAAATGTACATTAAGATCTACTGCTCAGGCGTCATTTCTCCGTCTTTTTTGCACGGTCCGTCGAACATTATGATGCCTCGATGAGTCTCCGGCGGAACGTGATCTCCACACTCAATTTGCTCTACGTAGTCAGATCTCAGTGTCACCTTGAGGTTTGTTCCGTCAAGTCTTGTAGTGTCTGGGATCCCAAGTTTTTCAACTTCATCAAGCCACTTTCTAACGTCGGCGATCGTAGCGTCGCTGCTGTTGATCATGTATACGCTAGCGGTTCCCGTGACTCTTACTACGGCGCTCATCGAGCAAACCTCGATGCGATTCCCCAGTCAACCTCACCGGTTGACACGGCTCGCGGCATAAGCATTCTTCCAACGATCTCTGCTCGAGAACCGAAGCCGTTGATCTCCATTCCACGCTCTGAGATCTTGCGCTGGAACGCAATCTGTGTCATCGGCTTTTCACCACGCTCCTCGCTCCACACGCGGTACACTGCGTACAGAGACTTGATCGGAGTCGTCGCGCCTTCAGACTCCTTTGTCTCTTCTTGGAAGAAGAAACCGATGCGGTCTTCGTTCTTGCGATAGATCTCCGCGGCTTCGCTAACAACAGAGCACCAACCAAGAGCGTCTCTCGCACTCGAGCCGAGAAGTTTGATCGCACCTTCGACGGCCCACGAAAGAACAGCAGGCAACCCACCCTCTGGGTCGAACAGATAGTGCTTGAGATCTGGGTCAGGATTTTCTGGCACGTTAGTAAGAGGCACGGGACGAATACGTCGCCACATCGCGTCGTCGCTGATGATTGGTCTGTGGTTCGTCGTGATCCACAGTTTCGCGCGTGACTGGAACGTAAACGGCTTTTCTCCAGGTGAACGTGCTGATATTTCAGACGAACCCGTAAGTTTCTTAACCGAGTTTTCCTTCATGCGTTCTGACTCTGGCAATTCGTCGACCCATACGAGACGTCGTCCACGAAGTTCAGCCCAGTGATACAAATCAGATCCGTGTGACTGACCATCACCTTGCGCAAGAATGCTTGAGTCAAGTGGCCATGCATACTGTGACGTGCCCATCGCTTTAACGAGCGCTTCAACCATCGTGTTTTTACCGGATCCGGGAGGACCGTACACCAAGAACATGATGTCGTACGTGCGAAGACCAGTCAGTGAGTATCCCGCTGCTTTTTGCAACCACTCCTGCAGCTCTCTGTCTCCTCCGGTTGCGAAGTCGATGAACTGTTCCCAGCGAACATTCCTAATACCAGGGTTGTAAGCGACAGGAGCGCGACGAGTGATGTAAAGATCTGGACGACCACGAAGTAGCTCTCCTGTTCTCAGGTCAATAACTCCGTTTGCTACGCCGAGAAGCGTTTCACCGCTGTCCCACGTGTCAACGCCAACAAGCACTCTAGGGTCTGATGTGGCGCTTTCAATAGCGTTACCGATACGCGCATTTGACTTCGCTTGTTGCGCCCACTTAATCACTTCTGATTGCTTGTCTGCGTCGTCAAGGTAGTGAACTACCTCGCTCGCGATGATCGGCGCAAGCTTCTTTGATAGCTCGCGCATTTCTAGATTTTCAACGTCAGGCTTCCAGTATCCGCCGTCCCAGTGAAACCAGCCTAGTCCTGGAGTGTATCGAACAGCAGGACCAAACGAATCAATGAGTCGTCGTCCATTTCCGGTATCAGTGAGAGTTCGCTTACCAGGTTCGCCACCTTCGTCTTCTCCCAGCGCGTCGGGGTCAAGAGGAACATCAATGTTCGTAAGCTTACTCGCAGACGAGAGCGAATCACCGTCAACGACAGCACTATGAACAGAGCCCCCGATAGTGCCAGGGAGAGCTTCAATGCTGTACGAAGATGACGCTGTAGTAGACGATTTTGTTTGTTGCTTCTTAGGAGCAGATGTTGAAGTTTCACGCGTCTCCTCCTGAGATTTCTTCGCCCACTCTTGAAGACCGGGCCACAGTCTTTCGGTCTTCGGATTGTCAAGAACGAACTGAATAGCACGCCGAACGTGCATCAACAATCCACCTGGGCCTTCGAGCTCGAGAGGAGGGCGCACCTTTTCGGCGTTGAATCGAATCATCATCGTCTCGACAGCGAGCTTTCCAGCTTCTGTGTCGACGGGAAACTTGTTTGCAAGAGCGCACGTCAGCGCGTAGATATCAACCGCACGAGAACCCTCGTCGATACCGTCTGACAAGAGTCTGTCGATGTCAATTTTCTGACCACCAAACTCGATGCCATCGAGGAAACCCCAGTCGCCTTCAGACAACGCTGTCTCAAGACGACGAGATCTCTTTCTAAGCGATGCTAGAAGCTCTTCAGGCGCTTCAGCGATAGGGACCTCCCACGGCGCCTTGCCTTGAACCCATTCGTAGCACACACCGGAGAAGTGTCGCGACGGCGCGATAAGCACGTAACCGTTGTGTTTGATGTCGACGCCAGGAAGACCTGACTTCTTGAGGTTGCCGACGAGCGCTTCTGACTCGTCGCAGCGATAGAACAGGTGCCGACCACGAATAAGCTTTCCACCCATCGAGTATTCGCCGGTAATCGCTTCAACGGTGGGCGGCAGCGCGCCTTCAACAAGCGCCTCGAACTTTTCAAACGAGTCTGGCCCGCCCGAGCGCGGATCGATGTCGATGACAAAGAAACCACTGGGGCGACAGAAAACACTGACGTTATTTTGACTGCTTTCTGGCCACCACGACTTGACTGTTTCAACATCGCTCGTTGCATGAATATTCCATTCCGGAATACTCGGATGCTTGCCGACGTCTTTCGGCTCGAGGTGCGTGCCGCCGCACGTGCACTTACCGTTAATGATTCCGTAGCAAGGCATGACCTTCCAGCCTTGCTGAGCATACCAGAGAGCTGCTGGTCCGAGACGCCCCTCGGCGTGCTCCCAGCTACTCATTGGAACCTACGACGACTAAACTAGTTGATTGCGAATACTCGCTCGACATGTGACACCTTGAATTGGGAGAAGTAGTGATGCCGCTACGGACTACTGAAAAGACAACAGTTGAAATATAACCGGGCACAGTCTCTCTCCAAGGCATCGACTTAGTTTTTCTTTGAGAATTCGACAATATCACAAGCAAGACGCTTTAGTCGTGATAATGTTCAATACATCTTCTAGTACATGGTACCGTTACAGAAACTAGCGTGGAGGGTTCATGGGTAGTCTTTTCGATGACATTCAAAAAGAAAAAGCGGCCGCTGGTAACAAATCCAGAATTGCAGAGATCCTAGAAGATCTGAGCGACTCGGATAGAAAAGATTTGCTAAAGGCGCTCAATGATCACAGCATCCCCGCGTCTAACATCTCAAAAGCAATGGGAAAGCGTGGTTACAAACTAGCGATTAACGTGATTAGTCGCTACCGACGTGGAGAGCTGGTGACTAAGTTCGATGAGTCTATCTGATGAAATCCGCAGTGAAGACGAGATTACTGAGCTTAAAAAAGCGCTGAAAAGAGCGCAGCAGGCTGAGTACAAGGCGAAAAGAGCAAGCGAGGACATCGTCGAGGCTGTCTATACAGCAGCTCGAGACGCGGCTCTGGCTTCTCATAAGCCAAAGACCGTCGCAGCAAAGCCGCCGGCTAAGGACACTCGAAAAGGTAAAGCAGAGCACGCTCTGATCCACCCGACAGACTGGCAGCTCGGTAAGAAGACAGCAGGGTACGACATCGAGACGTGCGGCCGCCGTATGGAGCAGTTTACCCAGAAGGTGATGGAGCTGACAGAACTTCAGCGCGCTCATCATCCAGTGCGTGAATGCACCATTATGTTCGGTGGCGACATGGTCGAAGGCATCACGATCTTCCCAGGACAGGCCTGGGAGGTTGAAGCTCACCTTTTCGAGCAGCTCTTTGAGACAGTTCGCATCGAGGAAATGATCGTTCGGTCACTCGCGCAGTTCTTCGAAAAGGTCAACGTCGTGTGTGAATACGGCAACCACGGACGTCTAGGTCGCAAAGGCGAACTGCCGGCGAATGATAACATAGACGCTATTTCATACAGAATTGCCTCAGAAAGAACCCGCGACCTCAAAAACGTCTCGTGGCAGCTCTCGTCTGACTGGTATCAGATCGTGACGATCGGAAACTATCGAGCACTTCTTGTTCATGGTGACGAGATCAAGTCTTTCGGCGGAAACACACCCGCATTTGGTATTCTAAGAAAGTGCAACGCGTGGGCGACAGGCGTAGTGCCTGACTTCCACGACGTGTACATGGGCCATTTCCACACACCGATGAGTCTCACGATGGCGAACGGCGGACGTATCTTCGTCACGGGATCTCCTGAATCTGAGAGCGTCTATGCCGCTGAGTTTATTGCCGCAAAGGGCAAGCCGTCACAGCGACTTCACTTCATCGATCCAGACAAGGCACGAGTAACAGCAGAGTACGTCATCTGGCTTGACTAAGTTACGTAGAGTGCCATAGAGTAATATGAAGTTGATGGCACTCAAGCGAAAAAAGAACACAGCACGTCTTTCTCGTGTTCTTGAGCTCGCTGACGAAATATCTTCTCGGCAGATAGAAGACGATTCGTTAGACGAGCTTTCTAGGGTTGGAGTACTGTGGGCTGGAGTTCTCGGACTCGACGAGCCTGTAGAAGCGACCGAAGTCGCTGCCATGCTCTGTGCGTACGAGCTTATCAAGGCAACTCGTCTTGTAGACGCTGAACCTCACTGGGTAAATGTCGCGTCTTTTGCCGCTATCGGCGCCTCCTGTGAAAGACCGGAGGCTGGCATCGATCCGCTAATTAACGAAGATTTTGATGATAAAATATCTGGTAGTCCGATAGGGTTTTCTCCCGGGCATACAACCTCACCACGCAACTAATTTGATAGAATATCGGTAAGTGTCCGATTGGAGTCTGCGTGTCTTGGCCTAACTACGTGCTTACTAGAGTTGTCACCGGCAACTACGTAACAGCTTCGGGTTCGCCTGCGAGCGGCCGCGTCATTTTTACTCCTACGTCGCGTGTCATCGATGAGAATAATGCAGTCATAGTTGAGGACTCGATCACGGCGACTCTTGACGCAAACGGCGAATTTAGCATTGCTCTCCCAACTACAGACAACACGGCTCTCAATCCGGTCGGCTGGGCGTACGAGGTCAGTGTACGCATACATGGTCTTCGTCCGCGAAAGTTCTTCGCATTTCTTCCATACGGAGACGGTTCTGCTGTAAATATAAATAATGAAATAAGCACTCAGCCAACGCCGGTAACGTCTTCTCCGTTTGCAAATTACGAGATAGTCCCAGAGCAGTCGGGACCCGCAGTCGAGTGGCCAAGCGACGTTCTTACAAGAGCTATCACGGCAACCTACGTGACAGCCACAGGAGCGGCCGCAAAAGGTAGAGTCACCTTCACCCCGACCACCAGAGTTGTCGATGAAAGAGATTCGGTCATCATCGAAGACACTATCGTCGCAAACCTAGACGCGAACGGTTCAATCTCGCTGAGCCTTCCGACGACTGACAACACTCTTCTAAAGCCAGAAAACTGGGCCTATGAGGTAAACGTCCGTCTATACGGCGTTAAGCCGCTTAAGTTCTTCATTCTTCTTCCGTACGGAGACGGTACCGCCGTAGACCTAATCAATTCCGTCAGCACCGTATCAACAACGATCGCGGATTCCACCATTCAGACCTCTACTCTACGCGGCCCTGTCGGCCCAAGAGGCCCGGGAACTATCGTAGGATCTGGCGCTCCAGGGCCACTAGTCGGCTTCGACGGCGACATCTACATAGACGAAGACCTAGGAGAGTACTACGGACCAAAGGCTGATGGAGAGTGGCCTGCTTCTCCGTTCTTCTCGATCACGTTGACGGCGACTACTACAGAAAGACATGTCCATACTCAAACCGTAGCTTCTGCTACTTGGAACATCACTCATGCCCTTGGTGGAAGGCCTTCTGTGACAGTTGTAGACACAGGCGCAACTGTCGTCATTGGAGACGTGGCCTATAATAGTGATACATCGGTGACAGTTTCATTCGCCGCGCCCTTCTCAGGCTACGCGTACCTCACATAGGAGTTCTCTTCCATGGCACAGAAGTTTCTCACAAACATAGATCTCAATAAGAATCAACTTCTTAACGCTGTCATTCAGAAGCTTGGAGCTGACCCGACTACAGGTCTTGCAGAAGGCTGGATCATTTATCGTACAGATCTTGACGTTCTCAAGATCTGCGATGGCTCCGCGTGGCACGTCCTAATCGAGAACGTTCAGTCAGGTGGCACACACTCAAACGCTCTTACCATCACCGAGAGCGGCGGAGTAATCACGATCACTCCTAACCTTGCTGATGGCTCAAACGCTGGTCTACTTTCATCTACGTTTTACTCAGATCTAAACGCGGCGACTTCATCGAACACAAACAGCACTCTTGCTAAGCGCGACGGTTCAGGTCGCTTGCAGGTTACGGCACCATCGGCAGATCTCGATGCAGCGAACAAGGCGTACGTTGACGCAGCTCGTTCTGGTCTTGACGTTAAGGCGTCTGTAAAGTACGCGACAAACGCGGCTTTAGCGACGTTCACTCACAGCTCTGGAGTTTTGACAGCTTCTGCAAACGGCGCGTTCTCGATCGACGGCGCGACATTTACTTCAGGCGACAACGGCACTCGCGTTCTTGTAAAGAACGAGACATCGAGCAACGCTCCGTATAACGGTATCTACACAGTTACCGACGCCGGCGGCGCAGGCGCGCCCTGGGTATTGACTCGAGCGACCGACGCCGACTCAAACACCGAGGTCACTCCAGGATTGTTCGTGTTCGTCGAGCAAGGCACAGCGTGGGCTGACTCCGGCTGGGTGCTGACAACAGACGGCTCAATTACTCTTGGCTCAACAAATCTGACGTTCGTGCAGTTTTCTGCTGCTGGACAAAGTATTGCAGGTAACGGTCTTACAAAGACCGGCAACACGATCGACGCGGTTGGAACATCAGACCGCATCACAGTCAACGCAGACTCGATCGACATCGCGAGTACGTACGTTGGTCAGTCAAGCATCACAACCCTTGGAACGATCACCACAGGCGTGTGGAACGGTACAGATGTCGCTGTTGCTGACGGCGGTACGGGCTCATCTACAGCATCTGGCGCACGAACAAACCTTGCCGGAGACATCACCGGAGGGTCTACAAGTACACCTGCTCTTGCTAAGGTGGCTTCTCAGACGATCGGCGACAATAGCAGCACTTCATTCACGGTCACTCACAACTTCAACACAAGAGATGTCGTTGTTCAAGTCTATGAAGTTAACTCACCGCACGACACCGTGCATGTAGACGTTGCTCGTGCAACTGTAAACGCGGTAACAGTCACGTTTGCGTCGGCTCCATCGACAGATTCGTACAGAGTAGTAGTTACAGGTTGATAGTTCGCCTTGAGGGGCGAACGTAAAAAACAGCACAGAGTCGAGGCTCTATGTCATTCAAACTATTTAATCTATTGCGTGCTCGCTATTTCAGTAGCGAAAGCAACGCTGCAATCGAGGTCGGCATCAAGGACGAGTCAAACCCTCGTCTGGCCGTTGATGCTGGCGGTCGGATTACTTGGGGAGATGGCACAAACGCTGTTGACACAAACCTATACCGTGACTCAGCAAATACGCTCAAGACAGATGACACTTTCAAGACGCCAGCGCTTTTTGTCGACGGGATAGAAGTTGACACAACTGGCGCTACAACAAGTCAAGTCCTTAAGTACAACGGGACAAAGTTTGCTCCAGCATCTACAAGTATCGACGATCTTAGCGACATTGTTATTACGTCGGCAAAAAACGGTGAGTTGCTTCAATATAACGGAGCAAACTGGGTTAATTCGGTTCTCCCGACAAACGAGCCGATGGGATTTGAGAATGCATCTCAATGCAATATCTCATTCACTGATGTTGGTCGTGAATTCAGTATTTCACCAGTATCTGGTTCATTTACTGTCTGGAATAAGGGTGTTAGGTACGTAAAAACAACTACCGAAACAATCAGTATTCCAAATACATCTGCGCTGTACTACATCTACTATGATGCAACTTGCACGCTGAGCTACAAAACATCGTTCTTTACACTTTCTACTGAAACACCGATTGCTTATATTTATTGGAACCAGTCGGACGCAACGCATCATTTCTTTGCCGATGAACGACATGGCATTACCCTAGACTGGGCAACGCACGAATATTTACACAGAACTCGTGGCGCTGCAATCGCCAACGGGTTCGGCGCAAATAACTACACAACGACCGGCAATGGTTCTTCAGATGCGCACGCAAAAATAGACATTGCAAACGGCACCTTCTTTGATGAAGACCTAAAGATTGACATCGCGCACTCCGCAACACCTGCCGCCAACTCCCATGAACAGGTCCTCCAAGGTGGCGGAGAGTTTCCCGTTTTCTATAGAACAAACACCCATTATAGAAGAGACACGGCGACAAAGTTCCCTATGAAGCAGGGGACATCGCGCGTTACGTATAACAATCTTTCAGCAGGTGTTTGGTCAACGCCAGACATTGATGCAAATAAGTTTGGCATTACCTACCTGGTTGCAACAAATGACCTAAATGACCCAATTTTTGCAATGATGGGCCAGGCGCAATATACCGACCAGGGTTCTGCAGAGGCGGCTTCATGGAATGACATGAATGTCGAAGACTTTCCTGTTGCCGAATTTCGGATTCTTTACAAACTTATTTATCAGACGTCAAATGCCTATGCAAATACACCACATGCTCGTTTAACTGGCGTTCAAGACCTACGTGTTTCGTTTATTAGTGGCGGAAACCTTGCTACCGTACCGGTATCTGACCATGGGACACTTACTGGACTTAGCGACGATGATCATACCCAATACCTTCTTGCCGATGGAACGCGCAACGCTTCGTCATTAAACGTGACGGGCGCGCTTTCTTCATCAACTCTTACAGTTGACAGCATCGAGATCGATACGACGGGCGCTACAACTAACCAGGCACTAGTGTTTAATGGGACAAAGTTCGCTCCTTCCACCGCAGCGGGACCGCAGGGTGCGCAGGGCGCGCAAGGTCCGCAGGGTGCTCAAGGAGCTACAGGAGCTCAAGGGCCGCAGGGCGATGTTGGCCCGCAAGGCATAACAGGCGCGCAGGGGCCGCAGGGCGCAGCGGGAGTGCAAGGTGTAGACGGCCCGCAAGGCGCTACAGGAGCTCAAGGACCACAAGGTGCGACAGGCGCTCAAGGTGCAACCGGAGCTCAGGGAGATACGGGAGCTACGGGCGCACAGGGCGCGCAAGGGCCACAAGGCGATGTTGGTCCGCAGGGTGCAACCGGTGCGCAGGGTCCGCAAGGCGATACTGGTCCGCAAGGTGCGCAAGGTTCCACGGGACCGCAGGGCGCACAAGGAGCGCAAGGGTCTACAGGTCCACAGGGCCCGCAAGGCGATGTTGGTCCGCAGGGTGCAACCGGTGCGCAGGGCGCACAGGGGGCAACTGGACCGCAAGGTCCGCAAGGTGACGTCGGTCCGCAGGGCGCGACTGGAGCTCAAGGCGCAACGGGATCTCAAGGTCCGCAAGGAGCTATCGGACCGCAAGGTCCACAAGGCGACATCGGACCGCAGGGTGTTCAAGGAGCTCAAGGCTCTCAAGGTGCACAAGGCGCAACAGGTGCACAAGGCGCACAAGGTAACTTTGGTGGCGTTACTTTCGAATACGTCTTTGACACCGATACGGCGCACACCGATCCCGGCGCAGGAAAACTTAAGTTCAGCAACTCAGACATCACTCTCGCTTCAGAACTAAAAATTGACGACGTTGACGTCAATTCGACAGACATTCAATCGTACCTGAGAACAATCGACGACTCAACAAGTACGATGAAAGGTCACTTCCGCATCTCCAATAAGAGCGACTCTTCTGATTTTGCTGTGTTCACAATTTCAGCAGTCACTGAGGAGACGGGCTTCTTTGACGTTGAATGTTCATACGTCTCTGGCTCGGCGTCTTCATTTAGCAACGGTGAAGGTATCATCATCACCTTTGCCCGCACGGGAGACGTTGGCGCACAAGGAGCGCAAGGTGCGCAGGGCGCAACAGGCGCGCAGGGTGCGCAAGGCGATACTGGGCCGCAGGGTGCACAAGGCGCACAGGGTGCTGCTGGCGCTCAAGGTCTTGACGGTCCGCAAGGAGCTATCGGACCGCAAGGCCCGCAAGGTGCAACGGGCACTCAAGGCGCCACAGGCGCTCAGGGGCCTCAAGGCGATATCGGACCGCAAGGCCCGCAAGGTGCCACTGGTGCTCAAGGTGCAACTGGGCCACAAGGGCCGCAAGGCGATACTGGTCCGCAAGGCGCACAGGGAGCTACAGGCGCACAGGGAGCTACAGGCGCACAAGGAGCTACAGGCGCACAAGGCCCTGCTGGCCCGCAAGGTGACACTGGCCCACAAGGTGCACAGGGTGCTACTGGGTCACAAGGCGACACTGGACCGCAAGGTCCACAAGGCGACA